GTATCCTTCTATAACTACTGTTCTATCAGTCCGTAATAAACAAGGATTGTTTGAGTGGCGTAAACGTGTCGGTGAAGCAGTTGCAAATCATATTGCAAGAACTGCCGCTGCAAGAGGTACGAAGGTTCACCATATGTGTGAAGATTACCTCAACAATATGCACAATGAATCGCCTGAAAAGTTTGCAGAACACGCAAAGAATTTTCTTCCTTGGTGTTTATTCAAAAGACTAAGAAGAGGAGTGTTGTGTAATATAGATAACATCCATGCACAAGAAGCAGGACTCTATAGTGATAAATACAAAGTAGCTGGTCGAGTCGATTGTATTGCAGAATATAAGGGTACTCTATCAATAATTGATTTTAAAACATCTACCAAGGAACGCTCTGAGGCTTGGAATGAAAACTATTATATCCAAGGTTCAGCGTATGCCGAAATGTTTGGTGAAAGAACAGGAATTGAAATCAGTCAAGTAGTCATTCTTGTGGTAACTGAGGATGGCACTGTTCAAGAATTTATAAAGGATAAGGAAGAGTATCTTCCTATGTTGAAAGAAACAGTTACCGAATGGAGTGTACAAAATGAAACACCTATCAATGTTGATGGCGATGTTTCTAATAGTGGGTTGTCAAACAACGCAATCGTCTGAGACAGAAACAAAGTTAGAAGTAGTTAAAAATAAACTTACAACAGTAAACCCTTTTAAGAATAATGAAATATTAGCTGAGCAACTTGTTACTAGCAGTAAACCTGTCGTGTGTGGAAGAGCAGATGCTATTCTAAACAATATGTATACTAAATATGGTGAGAGGCCAGTATTTTTAGGAGAGAGTAAAGCTTTACATCCAACTACAGGTTATAATATTACTCCAATGGTAACAATTACATATAATGATGAAACTGGAAGTTTTACAGTACTTGAACAAATGCCATTAGAAGAAAGACTTTTATGCATATTAGTAGTAGGTATTGGAAACTTTAAAAATACGACAAAAGGAACATCTTTATAAAAAAGTACTTGACAATTAGGCTAAAGTGTGGTATAAATATAATACAGTTCGATGAAACAGATCGAAAAATAGGCTGGACTTGGGGGCAGTGCCCAACGCCTCCACCAAAAGGAGATTAGAGTGATTAAATATTTAATAGGGGATCAAGATGAAGAGCCCTATAGTACGAGAGGTAAGTAAGTGGATGTTTAAAGCATATATATTTTGGAGTATATGTGCAGACATAACCTTACTTGCCGGTCTAATTTATTTAATCTTTTTTTGATGGGGGCGAAACAGGATCGACAGGTGTTAATTAGAGAAGTGGAGAATTGTCGGATGACTGCGTTATTGGTCAAAAACTATAGATGCAAACGATAATGTATCATATGAAGGTTATGCACTAGCTGCATAATTTTTCGGGGTTAGGTGGGTTCCTTGCAACAGAATACCCACCACTTTATTTAAGTGACGGCAACCTATTGCTATATCGACACTTAATGAGTTTGGTAGTTCTCTTTTATAGGACTAAAAACTACCACTTTAAAGGATAGAATAAGTTTATCCTATTTTGTCATGATAAGGAGATAATTTAATTATGACTACTACTACCCAGACCGCTAAGGTCGCAACTGCACTAGAGAATGGTGCAGAACTAACAGCAAAACAGATTACATCACGCTATGGTGTTAAGAATGTTCGTGCAGTTATTAGCAAACTTCGTACAGAAGGCTTTTCAATTTATTTGAATAAGCGTGTATCATCTTTTGATGGTCAAGAGTACATGAAGTATATGCTCGGTACACCAACTAAAGCAGTTGTTGCTGCTGGTTATGCCGCACTACGCACAGCGTAATGTACAATGGGTGATGCCATAATACATCCGTGGGGGGCCACGGTTAGCCCCCCAACTTTATTTAATAACTGGATTATATGATGAATAATACTACAAAAACTTTTTCACTAGAAATCGAAAATCTTGCTACAGAAAAAAGAATAACGCACATGGAAGCGGTTCTCTACTATTGTAGTAAACAAGGGATTGAACCAGATACGGTTAGTTCTCTTATATCTAAAAGTTTAAAAGAAAAGATTGAAGCAAACGCAAGAGAGCTCAATTTTCTTCCTAGACTTGCCACATTACCAATTTAAGGGAGAATAAAATGTTTATACTAATACCACTACTATTATCGGTCGTAGTCTTTCAAGAACCAGCACTAGATCAGGTAGGTGGCCATGGCCAATCTTCGTATGAATACGTTGGATGTCATGTTGTTGATGAAAACCCAAAAGATGGAAATGTTGCTTTTGGACCATTAGGGGTTAAAACTCCTGTTATATTTTTTAAACAAGTTTCAGACGATGGAACTGTAGGATCAATCACAACTGCAAAACCTTGTTAAGTTAATTTAAATGGTAAAGACTATATTGCAAGTAGCCATAATATTAGTCCCAACATATATTACCGCATATATTAGTGATAAAATGATATACGTTATTCCTATGTTAGCAGCTGTAAGTTTCATTGCTGCCAGTATATCCCCTTCTAAATTAGATCGTAGAGTTGAAGAAGATGATGGAACCAATTGATGTTTATATAATGTATTGTGCAATGAAGGCACATTTTAGTAAGACAAATTATGATTTTCATAAGTATGGTGGTAAGACTAAAGTTTCTAGAGATTCTTTCTACAAACGTAAAGACAGACATTTCTTTGTCAAACTCTCAAAAAAATATAAAACTAATATAGAAATTGAGAACTACTATGTCTCCAATTTTATTAAAGATAAAAGAGGATACATTGCTAATTTCACTGATGCAAATTATGAAGAGTGGTTACTTAGAAGACAAAATTTCTTTAATCTGTTTACAAAAGAGATGCAGCCATTCATAAAAGAATTTCAACGATTCAAATGTCCATTTGAACCTCTGTTTGAAGTTAAGATCAACAATCATCCAAAACTACTAAAAGAATTTTTAGGCAACAGAGTATCATTAGAAACTATGATAATACTGGATGAGATATTTGAATATAGTAAACAATGGGATAAAGAATTAGAAGATGATATTATATGGATTGATTTAAAAAAGATGATAAAAAATTACAAAGGGTTCTTGACAATTAACAAAAACAAGTATAGAATAGAACTATTAAAACTTATAGAGGAGTCCAGTTAAATGGAATTTACAGTACACTTGGATGGCGATCCTGCTATCCGTGAAGAAGGTTTTTTCGAAAGTAAAGTTGATGATCTTAATAATAAGATCAAAGCTTTAGAGTATGATAATGCCGAATTGGTTAAGTCTAATGATGAATTTCGTGAAAGGGTTACAAAACTTGCTATCCGTCACCAAAATTCTAAAGGATTTAATAATTCAAGACGAAATGATCGTTCACAACAACGATCATTAAAGTGAAGTGCCGGCGTAGCTCAATGGTAGAGCAATTGCTTTGTAAGCAATAGGTTGTGAGTTCGATTCTTACTGCCGGCACCATTAAAAGGATTTAATATGGAAGTTAAACTTATAGATAAAATGGGAAGTGATCTTTCTGTAGTTAATGCTGCAAGAGTATCATTTGCAAAGACAACTGATTGGGATGCAATTCCAGAAGCAGGGCCTGTAGAGGGGCTGTTATCTTCTCAAGATGAGGGGTTAATTAACTATCTTGCAAAACACAATCATTGGAGTCCTTTTGGTCATGCATCCATACAATTCCATATTAAAGCTCCTATATTTGTTGCAAGACAATTAGTGAAACATCAAGTCGGTTTGGTGTGGAATGAAGTCTCTCGTAGATACGTGGATGATGAGGTAAAGTTTTACGAACCAGAAGTATGGCGTGGTGTTGCTGAAGATAAAAAGCAAGGATCATCTGATAAAGAAATAAATATCAACCCTTCCACTGGCGGTGGGCCTATGATGATTGATGATTATCAGCGTGTATTATCATCTGCGAAATGGACTTATGAACATCTTCTAAGACAAGGTGTGTGTCCAGAACAAGCACGTATGGTATTACCACAATCAATGATGACTGAGTGGTACTGGAGTGGAACACTAATGGCATTTGCTCGTGTATGCAATCTACGATGCAAACCAGATACTCAACTGGAAACTCAAATGGTTGCAAATCAAATAGATACAATAGGGGAAGATTTATTT